ATATTGATTTTAATAGTTCGGTTGCAAACACCGATGATATAACTAAAATCAATACTGACTTTACTAAAAGTTTTACAGTTCCTGCAAGCGACCGAAATAATTTTTTATTCAAACATTATTACGATGCTGACATAGACAATACTTTTGACGCACGAACAAAGGTTAAAGGCGAAATAAAAATATCGGGGTTTCCTTTTAGAATAGGCAAATTTAGGCTGGAGAAAGTTAGCGTTAAAGATGGCAAACCCGCAAATTATACAATTAATTTTTTTGGTGATTTAGTTAACATTAAAGACTTAATTGGCGAAGATGAACTAACCTCTTTAGACTTGCAAGCGTTGGATCATTCTCCGAGTGTTCAAAGTATTCAGATAGGATTGGAACAAGGCTTGTTTGACAGAGATATAGTTTACAATTTAATAAACACTAGAAAGCAATTCTTTTATAACTCAACACCAAATTATAGTAACCCTTTACAATTGCTAACAACAAACGTAGGTACAACTAAAATATTTGGCGAGGGCGTAGACGACTTGGATTTGTTTCCATCTGTTAGAATATCAAAAATACTAGAAGCGATTAGCACTAAGTATGGTTTGACTTTTAGCAATGAGTTTACAAATAGAACCGAGTTCAAAGAGGCTTATATGTGGGCTTGTAACAACACAATAAATAAAATACTACGAACTTCATTTATAAACTTCACAACTGGCGGCGGTACGTTTATGAATTTAGCAACCGACAGCCTAAACTTTACAACTTTTGTAAATAGTGTAAACGATAAAAAAAGATTTTACTTTAAGATAACAATATTAAATCCTATCATAAATAATGACAATGATACTTTACCTATCGATTTTGCTATATTTAACAATGGAGTTCAGGTTGCGTTAATACAGGATCAAACACCAACTTTTGAGAGAGAGTTTACAATCAATACAAACGATTTAGTAAACAATAAATATCAGTTTCAAATTAACATACCAATTGATTCCGCAACCGTTGTTTGTAGGTCTGAAAGTTGGAACGGCTCTAGTTGGGTGCCAACACCAGAAGAAACAAGCGGCGGAATTTCACAAGGTAGCGAGGCACTTGTAAACGTATCAGCAAATTTGCCTAAGTTAAAAATAATAGAATTTTTAAGTGGTTTGTTTAAGATTTTCAAGTTGGTAGCTATTCCACAAAGAAACGGTACTATCTATTTAAACACCGCTAATGATTATTATTTAAGCGGAAAAGTAGTAAACTTAACAAAACATTTTGATATAAAAAATTACGATGCAGAGCGTGGAACGTTAGCAAGGCAAATAGACTTTAAATTTCAACCACCTACAACTATCTTAAACCAACAATTTAAGCAAAACAATATAGTTGCATACGGCGATAGTTTATTGACTTTAAAAGATACTGAATTGAAGCCGTTAGACGGTGATGTGATAAGCGTTGAACTACCTTTTGAAACATTATTATTTGAAAGATTAAAAGATGTAAATACAAATAATTTAGTAAATATTCAATACGGTTTAAGTCGAGATTTATCTGGAAACCAAGTAGTGCCTAAGCCTATTTTATTTTATAATAACGTAGTTCAATTAGGCACGACAAAAGTTAAAATGTTTAGATTACAAACGCCTTTGAACTCAACTTTAAACACGCCTAGTAATACTCTAGGATTAGATAACGTTAGCAATAGTTTAATTTGGAGTAATGAATTTAGCACTTGGAACGGTGCGTTAATAAATAATACTTTATATTCTAATTACTGGCAGAAGTACGTCGTTAATTTATTTAACATAAAAAAAAGAAACTTTAAATTCAAGGCTAAATTACCAAACTATCTTTTAACAAATATAGAGTTAAACGATATAGTTGAATTGAATAAAAAATATTATAGAATAAATGATTATAACGTAAACCTATTAACGGGTGACGCAACATTTAATTTGATAAATAATTTTGAAACTAATTTTGGTTTATTCCAGCCAACAAGTAAAGAAATTTATGTAAACTATCTAGCACAAACTACTAGCGTTTATGTCAGTAATTCAAGCGTAATGAATATAACAATTCAAAATTTAGGGTTTGGAACGGCATTTATAACAGCTATTAAAAACGGTAATTTTATAGAGATTACATTTACAGAAAATATTTTAACATTAAATCGCGATGCATTTATAAATGTAAATAATGGAGCGGGAAAATCGTTTCAGTTATACGTAAATCAAGATAACAAAATAGTAACAGCAGATAGTACGGAAGTAACGGCAGATAACAATATATTAACAATTGACGCGCAATAATTATGGCACAACAAGTAATAGGAATAGGAGTAACACCAAACGACGGAACGGGAGACGCTTTAAGAGTAGCGTTTGACAAAACAAATGAAAATTTTGCAGACTTATACCAAACCTTGGGTGGTTGGGCTATTTATAACGATAGCCAATACACTCTATCTAATCCTTTAGTAATAAGTCAGGGAGTAACATCAACAATGACAAATAATGCAAATACAGTAATTAATACATATTTGCCTGTTGGTGTAGTTAACTTATGGGACACCTCTACTTCAAAAATAACACCTCAAAATATAGGCGATTACTACATAACTACTTTTAGATTTAAGGCTAAAAATTCAGCAGCATTTGGGCTGTTTGAAACAGCTATAGATTTAGGCGGTTCTACGGGCATTTTGTTTAAAGAAAGTCAAAACATGAGTAATACTGCATTAGTGGAACAGACATATGCTATTGTAATACCTATGTATATAGCTGCTGATTTTAAATTAAACGGGGGGATTCCAAAAATAAAAAGCATTAGTGGCACTACTTCTATATATGACATAGAGTTTCAATTTGCTCGAATCCATAAAGGATAAATTATGATACTAGAAATTATAAAATTATGTAATATGTTGCCTTACTATAACGGTGGCAAATGTATAGAAATAGCAAAGGGAAAATTTGCAACGATAAAAAGTTGGAAAAAAGCAAAGGAACAAATTAAACGCAGTTATAAAGAAATATACAAATGATAACCGAAGAAATTAAAATAACTCTTGAAACGGGTGGAGCTGTAAAAAATGCTGATAAATTAAAAGATAAATTAAAAGAAGTTAAGGGCGAGTCTGAGAAAAGCAAGGAAGGAATGAAAAACTTTGCTAGTTCAGTTGACGGACTAACTGGAGGCGTTATTGGTAAGTTTGGTTCAATGGTTTCTGCTGTTCAAAAATCTACGGTAGCATTTAGATTAATGGGTTCCGCTATTGCAGCAACGGGAATTGGATTATTGGTTTTAGTCTTAGCTTCTTTAATTGCTGCATTTAGGGGCAGCGAAGAAGGGCAAAATAAATTTGCTAAAATAATGAGTGTTATCGGAGTTGTAACGGGCAACTTAGTTGATTTACTTGCGTCTTTAGGAGAGAAAATTATCTATGTTTTTAGCAGCCCGATTAAATCAATAAAAGAATTTGCTAACATATTTAAAACTTATGTTACGGATCAAATAAAGGGGGTTATTGACGGCGTCGGCTTAATGGGTACGGCATTTAAAAAACTTTTTGAGGGAGATTTTGCGGGCGCGGCAGATGCTGCTGGACAGTCTGTAAAGAAATTATTAATAGATACAAACCCTTTAGCTCAAGGAATAAAAGCCGTTACAAATGCAACGGTAGAGTTTGGAAAAGAAACTAGAAAAGAAATGAAGCTCGGGGCAGAAGTTGCGGATCAGAGAGCAAAAGCGGCTAAATTAGATAGAGCATTATTGGTTGACAGAGCAAAATTAGAAAGCCAAATTTCAGAGTTAAAACTAAACGCTAGAGAAATTGATAAATTTACAGCTTCACAAAGATTGTCTTTTTTAAATAAAGCTCAAGGTCTTGAAGATTCTTTATTAAAAAAAGAAGAAGAAAGTTTAAGTTTAAAGTTTAAAGCTCAAAAACTAGAAAATACATTTAGTAGAACAAATATTGAAAATGCAGACAAGGAAGCACAAGCAGAAGCCAGCTTATTAAATATTAAAACAAGAAGAACAGATCAACAAAAAGCAACGCTTCGCGAAGTAAATAGAGTCAGCAGCGAAATAAGAGGTGAGGAAAAGGCAAGAAATGCAGAATCATTAGCAGAGGAAAAAATAAAACAGGACGCCTTAAAAAAAATACAAGATGAGAAAAATACAGCGTTAAAAAAAATACAAGAAGAATCACAAAAAATATCGGATTCTGCAAAAGAAGAAAATTTACAAAAAAGCCGTACAGATATTGAAAACTTAAAAGCAAAGTATGACGCAGAAAAGCAGTTATTAATAAATAGCAAAATATCAACTGCCGAATTAGATGCGCAATTCGCAAGAAATAAAAAAGCAATTGAAGATAAAGCGCAAGAAGAAAAACTTAAAAAAGAAGATGCAGAATTTTTAAGGTTGCAAGAATTAAATTTATCAAAAGCGGATTTTGATACTTTGCAATTAATTCAAAAATACGAGAAAGAATTTGCTTTAGCCGAAGGTAATAATGCCTTGCAAGTTGCGTTAAAACAAAAACTAGAAAAAGACATTTTAGAAATAGACCAAAAAGCAATTGCAGACGAGTTAATTAGAGCGACTGCGGTTAAAGATGCTAAAATAGGTTTGGCAAATAACACTTTAAATCTAATCGCAGAACTTGCTGGCAGAGGTTCTAAAATAGGAAAAGCAACGGCAGTGGCGCAAGCAACTATTGCGGGTTACGAGGGTGTTCAAAATGCTTATACAACAGCACAAAAATCTCCTATTACTACTTTATTGCCAGCCTATCCATTAATACAAGCTGGTCTTGCTGGTGCGTTTTCTGCAATACAAATTAAAAAGATATTAAGTACTAACGCGGGCGGTTCAACTCCACCAAGTTCAAATACTGGTGGCGGCGGCGGTCAACAAGCACCGTCTGCACCGTCATTTAATTTAGTTCAAGGAACTGGAGCTAATCAAATAGCATCGAGTTTAGGAGGTCAAAACCAGCCCGTTATGGCGTTTGTAGTTTCATCTGCGGTTACCACCGCGCAAGCGTTAGAGCGTAATATAATATCCAACAGCAAGTTTTAATAAAAAACCCGATAGCGTAATGTTATCGGGTTTTGTTTTTTATTCTAATAATAAAGGCTCTTCAAAAAATTCTAAATCGTTTTTATGCCTAGTCAATCCTTTATAAACTAAATCGTTTACCATAGCTTTGTTAATTTTATCAGCTATTAAAGTAATAGCCTTTACCGTTTCAAAGTCTAAATTACCGCGTCTTACGTCCATTAAAGAACCGCATAACATCTTTACTAAATCGCTTGAAGTTTTTACCTCAAAGTCTAAATTTCTCTTTGCTTCCATAATTAATTATTTAATTGTTTTAATTCTCTTTTTAATAATATTGTTAATTTTCTAATATCCATCATTTCTTGGGTTATTTCTAAACCTTTGTTTTTCAAACTTGTTTTTATACATTTTATTAAAACAAAATCAGGTAGTAAATTATATTTTTCTTTAATTTCTTCCTTATTATTTAATCGATATTGTTTTTTATAAACAAGAATTTTTTTTTTATTATTTAAGTGATATTGTTTTGATTTTTCTTTAATTTCTTCCTTATTATTTAAATACTGTTGTTTTCTTTTTTTGACTATTTCTTGCTTATTATCTAAATGATATTGTTTTGATTTTTTTGCTATTTCTTCTTTATTATTTAAATAATATTGTTTCATGTAAATGGCTTTTTTTTCTTTAATAGTCATAATATTTGTTTTTTGGTTTCTACAAAGATATAACTATTATTTAATTAAACAATACTTTTATACAAATCTTTTTATGTTACAATTTAACATTTATTTCGTTTATAAATTATGAGGACATATGAGGCTTTTTATAATCCAGAAGAAAACAAAGGAGTTTTTGCGGTTTCGCTTGTGCTTAATCCAGCGATGGAGGGAGACTTCATAGCATTGAAATCGCAGTCTTTGCAACTTAAAGAAATAGACAGCGAGCAGCGTATTTTGGTTGGTTTAGTGTTAGAGCCAAACAAGCCTATTTACCGTAACCAAAACGGCGAGGAGTTCAATATAACATTTTCAGAAAATACAATTAAAGAATTATCTTACGGTTTCTTTAAAAATAACCACCAAAAAAACAGCACAATAGAACACGATGAGAGCCAAAAAATCGACGGTGTTACCTTTGTTGAAAGTTGGATAGTAGAAGATAGTAAAAACGATAAATCAAACGCGTTAGGGTTAAGCTATCCTAAGGGCAGCTGGATTGCAACTATGAAAGTTGACAACGATAATGTTTGGAGTGAGTTTGTTAAGACGGGCAAAGTAAAAGGGTTTAGTATTGACGCAATGCTATCGTTAGAAGAAGTAAATTTAAAATCGGAAATAAATATGAGTGTAGAAATAATTGAGATGTTGAAAAACCTACCTACTAGTATTGCTTTGGCGTTAAAGCCTAAAGTAGATATTAAGTTGGGTAGTGTAAAAAGCGCGGACGGTTCGGTCGTTATCGAATACGAGGGCGATATGATGATGGAGGGCGGTGCAGTTTTCGTTGTTGCAGAAGATGGCACGCAAGTTCCTTTGCCAGTTGGAGATTACGAGTTGGAGGATGGTATGATTTTGTCAGTTACAGAAGAAGGTAAAATTGGATCAATGAAAGCAATGGAAGCACCAGCAGCAGAAAATTTAGACGCGCCACTTTCAGAGCCAAATGTTCCAAGTGCAACAGACCAAGCAACAGCGGTTGAAAATGCTATTAAATCGATTATGATTAAATACGCAGAAGAATTTAACGCAAAATTAAAAGCGGTTACAGATGCAAACGTAGTTTTAAAAGCGGAAATAGTTGCTTTAAGCGCGCAACCAGCAACAAAGCCAAAGGTTTCAGTACCAACGCAATTAGGATCGCAAACGGCATACCAAAAATTTATTGAACACAAAAACAAATTTAACTAAATTTACATAATATGGCAATAGCATACACGGGAGCAGTAATTCCCACAGATTTCAAAGCGGACATTATAGCCGAAATTTTATTTAGAAACGCAACAGTAGAAGATGGTTTAGTAATGTTTGAAACAGGCATTAAAGCTGGTCGCGTAATTACTGAAAATATTAATTCGGTAACAATGCAACCTTGGAGCGTTAACCCAAC